AACCTACCCTATTTTAATGGGGATGATACGACGAGATACGCTTTTCTGGAGAACGGAGAGGCCGCATCGATGCAGAGCTTCTACAATTCTTATGAAAGAAATAGATTAACACCTGAACAATTAGAAAAATTAGAAGTTAAAAGACCAGAATCAGAATTTAATGATGGACCTCCGTGTTTAGAATCAATGACACAAACAGATATTAAAGATGGTAGAGATAGAATACTTTATCAATACATACAGTATGCAAAAAGAAAGTGGCCAGAAAATTGGCAAGGAAAAATAAATGCATTTAATTATAAATATTTTGAAAAACATCCAGGAGGACCATTAGAAGATAAAATAGTACAAGGTAAAATAAAATTTAATGATGGTAAAGATCTTGGTTTTAAATGTAATGAAGAACCGATGTGTAATCACTGCGATAAAAATTTATGTAGAACTAGAAAATTTGGTATAGGTGGTGAATCTGTTTTTCCATCATTAACTGATTTACAAAAAGTTTTATTAGATGAGCCATATTATTGGGTTAATGTTGATGGTGATAGAGTTAAATTAGATACTATAGACTATTTAATGGAACAAAGATTATTTAGAAGAACTGTTGCAAAACAAATAAATAAAAAACCACCAAGAATAACAGTTAAAGAATTTGAAAAATATACAGATCAATTATTATCTGGTGTTGAAGAGGTAGATGCACCAGCTGGATCATCAAAAATAGATCAATTGTCAAACCATTTAGAAGACTATTGTATACAAAGATCTATTGGATCAGTTACTAAAAAAGATATTTTAAATGGAGCAGTTTATACAGAAAATGGCAAACATACATTTATATTTCATAGATTTTTTCATGGACATTTAGTTAAAAAGAAATGGAAAGAAGATTACCAGGTCACACAACAAATGTTGAAAGAAGATTGTGGGTGTGAGGATGATAGAATTTATGTTGGTAAAAAACGTCCAAGTGTAATGATAGTAGATTCATTTGAAAAAGAAAAACTAGAAGAAAAATTTGAACAAAAAAAACTAAAAGAGGAGGTACCGTTCTAATGGCTAAAAGAGAAAAATTTTCAATATGGGGAAGAGAGCCTGATACTAAGAAAGGTTGTTATGAATCTTTTCATCAACGAAAAGACCTATGGTTTGAAGGATATATTCTAGAAGGAGACGACGAAAAATATATGAAAGAAATGATGGATAAAAATTATTATTCTCCTTTAAAACCACACATGGTTCAGGATGTTTGGCATGCTAATAGGGATAAAATATATGAAATAAAAACTGTACTGGGTCCTGTTTTTGGAGAAAAAACTTTTGAGTTTTGGACAGAAAAACCTACTTTTTCTCAACAAAATGCATTTACCATTATAGATGGTAAAGTAAGTACAACTAACGCAGATGGAAGCAACTACACACAATTAATGGAAGATATAGGTTCTGGTAAAATGTTTAATTTTTCTGTTGCTAGATGTATTTGTTTTCCAGGTCAAACTGGTTTAGTTCATGAAAGTGCAAAACCCAAACCCGCAGTTATGGAGGCGCTAAAAAATGCCATTGCTCAACCAAAAATAGAGTGGAAAAAAAATCAAGGATATAGACCAAGAATTGATCCACGAATGGATGCTCACCATGTAGATGGCAAAGAGTTTAAAACTATTTTTTTAAAATTTATTAATACTTTAAAAATAAGTGAAGAAGAGTTTTATTTTAAAATATATCCAGAACATGGAAATTATGAAACCAGTTTAATAGAGTATGTTAACATAACTGGATGGCAATTTAAAAGTAACCTTAATGCTAACCGATGGAAAGAGTCTTGGTTTGATTTTCATGAAAAATATAGAGAATATAAAATGGTAGACCCTATTGCTCACCATAAACTTAGTTCGGATGAAATTAAATTTAAAACTAGCATCAGAAAAAATGTAGAGGATTTATTAAAATGAGCACTGATTTAGTTTTATTAGTGGTTCTTACTGCTGCATGGATATTAATAACATTATGAAAACAATAGTATTGGGACCCCCAGGGACAGGGAAAACCCACACTTTATTAAAACAAGTTGAAAAATATTTAAAGAATACAGATCCAGATAAAATAGGTTATTTTGCTTTTACTAAGAAGGCTGCAAATGAAGCTAAAATAAGAGCTATGAATAAATTTAATTATACAGAAGATGATCTTCCTTATTTTAGAACTTTACATTCACTGGCTTTTAGAAAACTTGGAATTAGTAAAGACCAAGTTATGCAACGAAGACATTATGAAGATTTAGGTAGAAAATTAAATTTATTTTTAGACTATAATGAACACGATGAAGAAGAAACAGGAATATTTACAACTAAAAGTGATTATCTTAGATTAATTCATTTGGCAAAATTAAGAAATATTACTTTAGAAAACCAATTAAAATTAGGGGAGCATAATACTGAAGTTGATTATAATACTCTTGTTTATCTAGAACAAAACATAAGAGAATATAAAAAACTACATAATTTAATTGACTACAACGATATGATTTTAGATTTTATTAAATCTGATAAATCTCCTAAATTTGATGTAGTATTTATTGATGAAGCCCAAGATTTATCTCGTATGCAATGGGATATGGCAAAAACTATTTGGGATAAAACAGGTGACTCTTTTATTGCAGGTGATGATGATCAAGCAATATTTAGATGGGCTGGAGCTGATGTAGATAGATTTATAACTCAAAAAGGAAAGTTATTAAACCTAACAGAATCAAGAAGAATACCAAGAGCCATTCACGACTTTGCTTTAGGTATTATTAAACGTGTATCAAATAGAAGATATAAAGAATGGGCCCCAAGAGATCATGAAGGTTCACTTAAATTTCACGATGATATTAAAGATATAAATATGTCTTCAGGTAATTGGTTAGTTCTAACTAGAACTAGGTATATGTTGGAAGATGTAGAGGATGAAATAAAAGAAAGAGGTTGGTATTTTGAAAATAGATTTAAAAAGATGCCTGAAAAAGAAGCGGCTGAAGCAGCGGCTGATTGGGAATCTGGACGCAAAGGTCAACCTTTAAATTATAAACAAATTGAAAGAATATATAGTTATATGACTTTAAACAATACAGACAAATCAAAATTAAAAGGTATGGCAAAAGAAGGTTTTTATAATATAGAAAAATTAAAAGATGGATATGGTTTAAAAACAGATAATGTTTGGTATGAAGCATTTGATGATTTAAATTTTAGAATAAAAAACTATGTACGTAGTATGCGTAGAAATGGTGAAAATTTAAAAGATAAACCTAGAATAAAACTATCTACAATACATAGCGCCAAAGGTGGAGAAGAAGATAATGTAGTTTTATTAACGGATCTTACACATAATACAAATAAATCTTATAGAAAAAATCCTGATGATGAAACTAGATTATTTTATGTTGGAGCAACTAGAACAAAAAATAATTTACATATTATTAGACCAAAAGATTATGAAAAAGCATTTCCAATGGAGAATTTATGAGTAATGTATACAAACGCCAAGTAGGAGGATCTCATTACTCTTCCATGAAAATTCAGCCGAGCGAATTTATAAATAAAAACAACTTGCCCTTCGCTGAAGGAAACGCTATAAAATATTTATGCAGGCACAAGCAGAAAGGACAAAAGCAAGATTTGGAGAAAGCAATTCACTACTGTCAAATGGCAATTGAACGTGACTATCCGAATGAACCAGAAACAAATAAACATAACACATGGGGAATATTAAAATGATACAAGTACCACTATTTAAACCACAAACAGAATGGCTACCGCCAGAAGACTTTCCAGATTTATCAAAACATGACGAGATTGCAATTGACTTAGAAACTAAAGATCCGAATTTAAATACAAGAATGGGTTCTGGTTCTGTAGTTAAAAATGGAGATGTTGTTGGAATAGCTGTCGCTGTTGCAGGCTGGTCTGGTTATTATCCCATTGCTCATGAAGGTGGTGGTAACATGGATAGAGCTAAAGTTTTAAAATGGTTTCAAGGAGTCCTTAATACAGACGCTGTAAAAATATTTCACAACGCCATGTATGACGTTTGTTGGATACGCGCGCTCGGTTTAAGTATTAACGGTAAAATAGTCGA